TAGTTTTTAAAAATTCACCAACTGATAGAATACCAATAAAAGACCAAATAAATTATGGAAATGATTGTATAGGAAAAGCAACAGTTTTGGATAGATTACTTTGGGGTGCATTAGGTATAAATTATCCAAGAAGATATCTTGAAAATAAATTGAGAAAAAGAAATGGTTTATTTGATAGTACAAGAAAAAAAACATTAGTAAAATCTATTCCATCAGCTCCAAAAACTAAAAAAGAACCAGTCAGTGAAAAATCTCAAACAGGTGGTGCTAATAAAAATTTAACAAGAAAAATAATAAGTAAACAAAAAAATAAAACTATGAAAAATTTAGTTCATTATTATACTATTTAGAGGCCAAAGAATATACCAAATATGTTAAAAATAAACCATAAAAATTCTTTGAAAAAATATCTAATATATTGTAAAAAGCATTTTTTATGTTAAATTTAAATAATGCCGCAATACCATAAATAGACCATATTGATAACATAATAAAGAAAATAAATAAATTAGAAGATGATTTTTTAGCATAATATTCATAAATTTTGTAAAACATAAGTCCAAAAAACAAAAATCCAAAACCAGTTGATAGTAATATATTTATTAAACCTATTTCTTGTAAATATCCAAAAATTAACATACCAAAATTATATGAAAATATTTCAATTATATTTTCTTTATTAGTTTTTATAAATTCTAATAAAGTAAAACCTTCTTCATCTGTATCTTTGGTATTGTTATAATGAAAATATGCAATAGTAGATAAGATCATAGTGGGTGTTGTAATAAACCAATCATAATATCTGTATTTTGCTATATCAATTTTATCTACATTTTTTATATAAAATAATATAAACCACAAATAAAAAGAACCTTCTACAAACTGGACTATATTCTCAAGTGCTAATGCATGTTTTAAAATTGTATGTTTTTTTGCTAATTCTAAAAATTGTGCGCTTACACCTAAAAATAATGTAATAATTTGTGCAAAAAATGAAATAATCATAGTATTTTTGACTAGCGCCATTATATATTTAAATTTATTATTTAAAAAATTGAAATTTTAAATAATATTTTTTATAATGAAGATGATGATTTTACATAACTTATTAGATTTAGAAGAAGTTAAAATAATTTCACGACCATCAAAAATATGTAAAACACCATATGTTGCTGATATCCAATTAAAAGATGGTTCAATAGTTCAAGCACATAGTGCTAGTTTAGGATGTTGTGGATTATGCGAAAAAGATTGTATTGTGTTAGCAAGTCCAATTTTAAGTAATAGTGAAAATAGTAAGTCAAAAGTTTGTTCTTACAAAATTTATTTGGTAAGTATTTATGAAGAAAAGATTATAAATGAAAGTAAATTTATTAATAATCAAATTATTGGAATTGATCCTAAATTAGCAGAAACATTAGTTAATAATGCTATATTAAATAATTGTTTTGAAAAGTTACAAAATGTGAAAAAACTACGAAGAGAAATTAAATTAGGTAATTCTAGATTTGATTTTGGTGGAATTGATAATAATGATAAATATTTTGTTTTGGAAGTTAAAAATGTACCATTAGCAGATTATGTTGATTGTGATAATAAATCAAGAAAGAAAATGAATTTTGATAATATTGAGCCACTTAATAAAATTTCATATTTTCCAGATGGATATAGGAAAGCAAAGAATCAACTAGTAAGTGAAAGAGCATTAAAGCATATAAATGAATTAGAATTTATTACTAATTCAAAGATAATTAGACCTATTATTTGTTTTGTAATTCAAAGAACAGATTCAAGTAGTTTTCAAGCATCAAATTTAGACCCAATTTACAAAGAAGCTTTTAATGAAGCAGTAAAAAAAGGTGTAGAAGTTTTTACATTAGTAGTAAGATGGGATATTAATGGAAATGCTAATTTTGAACATTCAAATTTATTTATAAATTACTAAATTCAAGATGGAATGTTTGAATAAAATCTTCAACCAATTCACAAGGTATTTCTGAAAAACTAACAAGTTTTTTATTCAATATATATCTTTCTTTAGCACCTTCAGTTTTTTCTAATGCTTTTAAAAATAATTCTTTGTTTTCATAATATTTTTCTGTAGTTTTTGGTCCGCAACCGGATAAAATTGGGGGGATACAATCAGATTTATCTCCTAAAACAATTTTGTAAAATAGATTTTTATCTGCTTCTGGAAATACTTTCTTATTATCTAGTAAGTTTTTGAATTGTAAATTAAATAGTTTTGTATTTTCATCAGAAAGTTGTAAATAATCTTGGTCATTAGTTATAATATAAATAGTTGCTTCAGGATATTTTTTCCTGATATAATTTTTTGTGATAGCAACTATATCATCTGCTTCTAATTTATTATATTTAAAAATATATTCTACTCCAGCTTTTTCTAGAAAATCATTTGCATATACTAATTTGAAAAACTCTCCGCCCATAAATACGTCATCTTTATATCTACTTTCTTTATATTGTGGAAATATAGAATTTCTCCAAATTTCTTTGCGAGGACAATCTCTTGCTGCAATTACCCTACATTCTTCTTTATGAATTTTTAGTTTTTTTTTTATTGTATTAATTTGTTCTAAAAATAATTTTGTAAATTTTTCAACAAATTCTGGGGACTCAGATGGATTTTCTGGTAGTTGAATATCTTTTTTAGCTAATTTCCACCATTGAAGTAAAGCAAAATATCTATAAAAGATAATATAACTAGTATCAAGTAATAGATAGTTCATTAGTTATTATTATGTATAATATTTAATACATAATAATAATTCAATTTTTTATTAAATTTCAATTAATTTATTAATTTGATTAAAAGATTCCATAATTTCATCTTGAAACTTTTTTAGATTTTCTTTTTTACATAAAGATTCTCCAAGAGCATTTACTACTTGTATACATAAACATAATTGATTAAATTCTTTACTAAATGATAATCCATAATTATTTAGAACTAGTGAAAGGTTAAAAAATAATTTAAAATCAAAATTTTCATTAGAAGCATATTTAGTTAAACTTGAAATACTTTCTTCTTTTATTTTATTTTTTTCTAATACTGATAAATTTTCAAATTTATTTTTTTCCTCAATTATAGCACCTATAACTTCCATAATTTTATCATATTCTTTATCTATTTGAATATTTTTAAAAAATTTATAGTAATAATTTTGATTATCGCGTGAAGGAAAACATACAATTCCAAAATCAATATATCCAAGTTGGTATTTTGGTTTATTAGAATTTTCTTCATTAATATAAAAAAATAAATTACCTGGGTGGACGTCACAATGTACTGCACTATTGTATAATATACTTATTAAGCCAAATTTTAAAAGAAGTTTTCCAAATTCTTGTTTTATAGAATCATCATAATTTTTTATATCAGTGTAGGTCAACCCTTTGATATTTTCCATAACAATTACATTATTATATTGTTCAGTAATATCTAGATAACATTTTGGAAAAACGAATTCTTCATTATTAATATTAATATTTCTAAAAACTTCAATATTATTTGCTTCATTTTTAAAATCAGTTTGCTCTAAAAGTAAATCTTTATTATCAAGTAAAGTTTTTTTTAAATTAAAATTTTTAATATATGGAATTATATTCATTAACTTGAGTAAAAATTCTATTTCTTCAAATACGTTTTCTAGTCGTTGTTTTATATTATTTTTTAGAATTTTTACTACGACTTTATTATTATCATTCATATATATTCCTTTAAATGCAACACTAACAATTCCAGAATTTAATGGTTCCTGTATATCTAGTCTTATATTATATTTACTTTCTAATGTGTCTAGAATTTCATAATTAATATCACTAGATAAAAATGGAACACTATCTGTGTATTTTAATAAATAATCTTTTTCTTCAGTATTCAAAATATTATCATTTAAACATAATGATTGAAATATTTTAATATATACTATATTAAGTTCTTCTAATTTTCTTGTTATATTTTTAATTAATTCTAATCTTTTTTCAGGTTCATTATTTTTTAAATATAATATAAAATTATTCCAATTAAATTCTATATAACTTTGTATTAAAATAAATAAAATATGAAAAATTCTCATATATAATTTTATACAATTAAAAATATATTTAAAAGAATTGAATTCCATTGTTTCTAATTCTTTAATTTTGTAATACATATTTATAAATTATTATTTTAAATTGTCTATAAATACTTTTAAATTATAAAATATTTTTTTAATCATTAATCCAATTAAATTTTCCATATAAATTGGTAATTTATCTTTCATAATTAATTGAAAATGTGTTTCAAAATCTGTATTAACTATTTTATTACTATTATTTTCATCAGATAATTCTAAAATACTTGTATTTGTTAAAGAAATTTTTATTGTTCCAAAGTTATATAAAATTGATTCATATTTGTTTTTATCTAAATTAATTGATTCTAAATATTGTTTAACTAAATTTTCATCTATTAAATTTATATCTTGATTTGTAAAAAATAGAGTATTATTTTGATAATCTATTGTTCTTTTTGTATAAAAAATTATATATTTTTGTTTTATTCCTACTTCTTTAGCTATATGTTTTAATAGTATTAAAATATCAGCAGCATCATCATTATAAACTTTTAATATATATATTTTTTCTATTAAATCTGGATTAATTTTATCTAATAACTCATAAATATTGTGACTCAAAAAATTAGTTAAATTTATTTTAGAACTATCAATATTGTTCATAGAAAATATAAGTTTATAAGTTTTTGTATTATCTTTCATATATGAATGTAGAAACATATTTCCTTTATCACAAACTAATGTATTATTTACTTGTTGAGTAATCTCCATTAATTATTAATTATTTAATTAATATTTTATTTTTAACTTATTTAATTTTTTTAATAAAAAAACAGCAAATAAATAATCAATAACTTCATTTGCTGTGTATTCTTTTTCAAAATATGGTAATCTTATAATTTTATATTCTAAAAAATTACCATAACTTTTTTCTCCTCTTAATGGAAGAGAGATAAAATAGTTGTTTATAAATTCAATAAATTTAGTTTTTGAATATAAAGATAAATTATAAAAACTATAGCCTTCTTGTTTAACTCTATTTAAGCTATTTTTTTCATTTGTGTAAAATAAATTTGATTTTACTCTGTATTTATTAAATTTTAAAAAATTTTGTTGTATAAAATCCGCATGACTATATATTTTAAATTTTAAGGTTTTTTCTATTCCTTTTTTTGAAATTAAATATCCTGCAGCGCTTCCACAAATATAATGTGTATTATAAGTTTCATAATTAGGAAAAAATGCATCACTATGTAATTGTATAATATCCCAGTTTTTATCTAAAATTGTTATTTCATTTAAATTTTTATTTAATAAATTGTAAAAATCCTTTTTATTATAAATTGGAAAAGCATCATCTTCCATAATCAAAAAATAGTCATAATTATTGATATAATTATCATAAATATATTTACAAGCTAATATATGACTTAATGCACATCCAATAATGGATAGAGGTTGAAAATTTGATGCAAATCTTGAAATATATTTATTGTAATCTTCTTTTTTATGTTCACCTTTTAATGCATTTATTCCACTAAATCGTTCTATATTTAATCCTATACTTTCCAAATATGGTAATTGTGTATTATAATTTTGAATATAATCATCTAAATTAATAACTAGAGTTTTTAAATTTGAATAATCTTCATTCATTAGTTTATTTTTATAGATTAATTCTAAATAAAAAATATATAAAAATAATAAATTTATATATTTTATAATGTCTAAAAAAATCACTCTTGTTATTCAAAAAGACAAAACCTCGACGATTTCACAAGTTCCTTATAAATGTCTTTCTATGAAACAAAGACAACATTTAGTACAATATGCTTTAACTTTAATTAATTTAAAAAACAATGGTGATTAATTAGATATCTAATGATACTATATTTTTATCTGATTTTTGTTTTCTTTTTGATTTAGGAACTTTAGCATTTGTTAAATCTTTTAAGTCATCTATACTAATTGTTGATAATTCTTTATTATCAACATTTATTTGTTTTGTTTTTAAACCACTCAATAATGAATTTATTTCACTTTGTCTTGATGATGGACCTCTCATTTCTGGTCTTGAAATTCTTTCTTCAATATCAGTATTTCCTTCATTTTCGTTAATTGAAACTCCTCGAGCAGACATTAGATCTGGTCTATTTGGTAAATTTTGTGTTCTTGCACTTCTTTCTGGTAATTTAGTTTCAACTGGTGGTGGCGGAGGACCTTCATTAACATTTGGAGGCATATCTCTTCTCATAGAAGGACCAAATCCTAATCCAGAATCATTTTGTTGAGAACTAGAACCTCCTCCTCCAAATACATTATTCATAAAACCGGCAAAACCAGGATTACCATTATTTCCCATTGTATTTACTGCTGCAGATGTAAATTGTTTCATTAATTCTGGATTTTGTCTCATTATATCATCCATGCCCGGCATCGCTGATTTGAATAGTGTATTTGACATATGAACCATTACTGCTGAACCGCCTAGTTGAAATAAAAGTTTTAATTCTGGCGACATCTTCGCTTTTGATTTGTATTTTTCATGTAATTCACCAAAAATATCGTCATATTCTTCAACATTTTCATTTAGTTGTTCAGCCCAACCTTCTAATTTTACATCAAATGGATCAAATTTATTATTTAAGAACTCTAAACCAGTTACAAATGCCATTAACATTTTACCTTGAAATTTCATAGAATTTGTTCTTTCTTTTTCTGCAACTATAGTTTCATATTCTCCAATCATTTCTTGTAAATTTGAATCCATATTGTAGCGTTTGCTCAATGTTACTCCTTTTCTCTCTAAATCTTCTAATTTTCTTAAATATTTAAATTTTTCTTTCAATTCTTCTTCTCTTGTTAATTCTGGTTTCTTATCAACTTTATCTAAATTTACAGGAACGTTATTAAATTTACCAAATCCATCCCACGTTTTATTTTCATTCATATTTGATGTTGCTTTACCTAAATTCGCTTTTGCTTCATCGTTTTGAGTAACTGTTTTTACATTTGAACCATCTTTTTTATCACCAAATAATCCACCAAATATACTTTTACTAGATGATGGTTCACTTATTTTTTTATTTGTTGTAGGTTCAGGATTGATTGATTCAGATAAATCATTTAATTCGTCTTCTAATCTTGTTATATCATCTATTTCTACATTAGAACTTCCTTTTTTTTCTGTCTTTTTATCATTCATTAATAATTCTATTCCACTTCCAAAATTTACAGAAGGTCTAGGTTGACTTTCTTCTACATCTAATCGTAATTCTGGTTCATCAAAATCTCCTAATTCAATTATATCTGGATTTAATTCTATGACGTCCATATTATTATGTTTTAAATAGAAGTTAAATTTTTAAGTAATACGAAAAATAAATATATTATTATTTAAAAAATTAATATATTTATCTTTTTTTTGTTTTCTTTCTTTTTTTGGCT